GGAACAGCACCAGCAGCCATAGTTTTCTCCTTGGGTTGTGAGTCCTGTGGAGAAGGCCCGCAGGACCGGGTACGCGCGGGATTGCGCGAGCATGAAAAAAGCGCCCCAGCGGGACGCTTCAAGTAGTTGGGGTTAGGCGGGTCGACTGACCCACTCGACGGTGATGTCCTGGTAGTACAGGAACGGTTTCACGGACTGGTCCTCACGGAGCCGCCCGTTCAAGGACGCGGTGACCTTCGCGGGTTGACGGCCCGTGATGGTGAGCATGTGGCCGACGACACGACCCATCACACGGTCGAGCATGAGACGCACCGCACCCGGGTTCACACCCACCACACGCACGTCACAGTCGAACTCCACCGCACCGTCGTACGTCTGCACCTCAGTGAACCGATCCTGCGGGACACCCACAGGGCTGGGGGAGTAGAGGATGAAGTAGTTGTCGCGGATGAGGTTGCCGTCACCGTCGAGACGCACCGTGTCGAACCCGCGACCCGACAGCCCCGTACCACCCTCGATCTGCGTCTTCAAGGCGGTGAAGTAGTCATCAATCACAGCCCCTCCTTGAGGGTGTCCTCGAGCGCTTTCGCAAGCCCCCGGATGAAGTCCGCCTCGTTCTTCCGCGCAGCGTCCCGACCGGCGTGCTGCGGTGCGGAACGGACGTTGCCCTTGGCGTCCTCCACCAGACCGAACGACCCCGAATCACCCGGCGTCGGCCCGATCTCCGCACCAATCGCGCCGTCCTCAAACTTCAGGTCGTAGTCGATGTCCGCCGCGTACCCGCCGAGGCCGGTACGGTCCGCGGCCTTACGCCAGTCGTCCTTCACGTGACGGGCGGTCACCTCCACCGCCTTACGCACGTTCGGGGCGACCCGCGCCGGCACAGACCCAAGATCCTTCACCAGGTCGCGGAGCTCGGAGAAATCAGTCACGCTTCCTCCACCGGGTACCGCCAGGCGGTCACCTGCCCCATAGAGGGACGATCCGCAACCCGGAACACCCGCCCCACAAGCCCCGCATCCACACTCGACGCGAGCACCCGCACAAACACGCCCGGGACGGCCTCCACAGCACCCACAGCGACATGAACCTCACGGTGCGACACCACCGGGTACTGGCCCGCGGACTCAACGTCACGGCCCTGCACAGCCGTCACCTTCACCCGACCCGGAACCGTCCCAATCACCGACTCCACCATCGTCGGCTCGAGCGTTTCCGGGTCCGTGCCCTCCACCACCGTGAAGAACCGCAGAGACTCCGTGAACCGTGCCTCAGCCATGCGGCGACCCGCCGCGACCGGCAACCTCACCTTGTCTCCACCACCGACACGTCACCACGACCGAACATGCGACGAATCAGCGCCTGCTGCGGGCGGGGAAGCACCATGCCCGAGTCGTAACCACCGTTCGTGAACGCCGCCCGGAAATCATCCAACGCGATAGACGACAACCCGCCGAACGTCAGTCCCCCAGCGGTCTCCACCGCCATGATCGCCTGCCCGACGAGGACCGCCGCGAGAGACGCCAGGATCTCCGGGGGAGTGGCAACACCCCACGTGAACGTCACATCCACAGGGTCATCCGACGACACAGTGATGTACCCCGGGCGGTACTCGTACGACACCGGTTCACCGTCACGCTCCACAGCGTCAACAGACACAACCGGCCACTGGGGGAGGTCCACCCGACCAAAGTCAGGCCACGCCGTAAACGTGGACTGAGTGACCGGGTAGACCTCCTGCCCAATGACACCCCGAAGGTACGCGGACGCGTCCACCAGCAGCGCATCCACCCACGCCATTTCCGCGCCAGTGAACTGACGGTTCAGACGTGTGGCAACCTCAGCAGCAGTGGTGAACGCGACCACGTTTCCTCCTACGGGTTATCAGGACTCAGCGCCGGTGGCGTTGTCGAGGTTGAAGCCCGGGTCAGACGACTGGGCGACACCCTCAGACACGTAAGCGACAACCGCCTCACGACGCGTCACCTTGCCGCCGTACACGTGCAGACCACGCACAATGTCAGCGAACTTCGACTGGTGGCGCAGAGCCTCCGTCTTCTGGATCTGACCCACGAACGCCGCCGACGACGTGTGGTAACCGATCGCAATCGGCTTCGTCTGCTCCGCGAAGTGCGGCGACTCGAGGACCGTGAAGCCCCAGACACGCGCGATCTGACCGTTGCGGAGCTCGTTCGAACCACCCGCGAGGGCCGCGTCCGACAGGCCGTCGACGAGAAGCGAACCGAAAGCCGAGTTCACGAGCAGGAACCGACCATCGACCGGAACCTTGTTGTCGTTGAGCTGCTTACGGATCTTCAGCGCCGCCGCCTTCGCCTTCGAGAACTCGTTCACATTGACCGGCGTCGAACCGGTCACGTTCGCCTGGAACGCCTGCGAAAGCAGACGACCGATCATGAACGACTCGGCGTCCTCACGGAGCGCGCGACCGGCAGCACCAGCCCACTCACCGAGGTCACCAGCCGCCTGACGGCGGTCGATGTCGTCGACGAGGATCGACCACGCCTTCTCCTGGTCGATGAGGAGCGACTGCCCCTTGTCGTCCAGGTCCTCCGCCTCAATCGTCCGGGTGGACGAGTAGTCGCGGATCGACGGGGTGACCGCACCAGTGATGTTCACCTGGTTGCCGCGGGCAACCTCGCCGTCGTACTTGCCCATGACCGTGGGAATCACGATCTGCCCGGCGGTGTACTCCGTCTCAACGGAAGCAGACCAAATCTCCGGGATGAAGCTGTCAATCGCCATGCGATTGCCTCCCTTAGTTCTTGATGCCGAGGAGGTCGTTCAGACGGCCCGCCTTACGCGCCGCCTCGATCTCCGAAGCACTCATGTTTTGAATGTCGGTTCGGGTGAGCTGCGACGGGCGCGCCACCTTCCCGCGGGACCCCTGATCCGCACCACCCTGGAACTTGTTCCCATCGGGGGCGAGGTCGGGATACTCGTCGAGAAGCGCCTGAATCGCGTCCCTCACGGACTGCGAATCCACTTCCCCGTCTGCGGACACCTCAATATCGGAGGTGTCGATCACCTTCAGGGCGAGGGCGGGGTTCCGCACCTTGCCCGCGAGCTCGGCCTTCAGCTCCGCACGGATGAGACGCTGGTTGTACGCAGACTGCGCCTGCTCCAACGCCTCACGCCGCGCCTTCTCAAGCGCCTGCTCCTCCGGCTCCTTGTCACGGTCCGCGAGCGCAGCGGCGGCTTCACGGGCTTTCCGCTCAGCCTCCCGTCGCGCCTTACGCTCCGCGGCCAGGGCCTTCTTGAGCCCTTCGTTCGGATCCTCCTGGGCCTGCTCCTCGTCAGGGGCCTGCTCCTCGGCTTCCGGCTCGTCGAACTCTTCCTCGGTCGTCATCTCAACGTCCGACATGTGGAATCACTCCCTTGGGATACGAAAAGAACCACCCATCACGGATGGTTCGATATGGCACCCCACATGGGGGTGAATCACCACGTCTCGCGGTGAAGTCAGTAGAGGTACCCGTACTGCCGCAGCAGTTCACGGATACGGTCCGGGTCGGTGCTCATCCGCATGATCTGTTCCGGCATCAACCGGACACTCGATGAGCGGCGGTAACGGGAATCACCCATCCACCTCGACCGGGCAGTGGTGCCCTCCGGGGTCGCGTACACGAGGATCGGAGACCCGTCAGCACGCGTCCCGACACGCTTCGGAAGCAGCCGGGCCGGGGACAAGGGCACATCCGGGCGTTTCAGGGTCGTCAACGCGCCCCTGCGGGCATTCACAACCTGAATCGGGTTCGCGCCGTGCCGGATCGCCTCCGCACCAGCCTTCGTGAAGACCCGATCCTGCTCCGAAGGGGTCAACGACTCGAAGTAATCGGCGGTGTCCCGGTAGAACCCGTCCGGCACCTCGTCATCCCACAACCACATCGACGTACACCGGCACCCCGGATGCCGCTGGAAATCCACCCGATACCCTGTCACGCCGGCGAGGATCGCGCACCTCGAGCACGCACCCTCCTGCACCACCCGCACCGAATACCGTGCACCCCGGCTGACAGCCGCCGTACGGTCAGCAGACCGCCCCGCATCCCGCACCAGCGACGCGGCCATGACATACATGTACGCCGCGCCCGCGTGGAACGCCTGACCAATCCCCATCCCACGCCCAACCAGCGTCTTCGTCGTCGAAACAGCCGTGTACAACTCCGGCGCGATCTCCCGACCCTCACGAGTCACACCCGTGAACGCCTCCGGGATAACCCGCGTCCGAGGGGTTGACACACCCTGCTCACGGGCCGCTTCCGTCACATACGCATCCGCCTGACGCGCCGCCGTAGCCTGCGCCCGCGAAATCACCTGCTCAACCTGAATCGCAACCGAATCCCACCGGTAATCCAACTCAGCCACAGGCGACGAACGCCACAAACGAACCACCCTCCGAGCGGCCCGCTCCGACGCCACAGTCAAACGATGCTGATGGTCACTCGCCAGACGCAACAGGCTCATCGAAAGCCCCCTGAACCGCCTCCTGCACCCCAGCACCCAACGCCGCATCCATCTCCTTCTCACGAAGGCCCATGATGCGTTTGATGGTGTCGGGGGAGTGGCCGTCAAGTTCAAGCAGGTACTCGAGCGGGTACCCGATCTGCGCCTTCTTCACAAGCGCGTCAGCGAGCTGCGCCTCGGAACGGATCTCACGCGACTGCCAACGGATCTGCGCCAACCGGCACTCCTCCGCCAGAGCGGTGTCGCCCCACACCAGGGCGATGAGCCGCAGCACCTCACGCAACTGCGGGTCCGTGAACGTGATGAACTCGTCCGCCTTCTTCGTCAGGCCGATCTCCGCCGCCTTCAACGCGTCAGCGGGCAGGTTCGACAGGCCCTTGTTCGCCACCAGGTAGTGGGGGGGTGTGCGGGTCTGCGCCGCAATATGCCCCACCGCGATCTCGATGGTGTCGGTGAAGATGTCGAGCTTCGCCGCCTCCCACGAGTCGATCTTCGCGTTCTCGCCCGTGATGGAGATGAGACGCTTCTCGCGGAGGTCCTTCATGTCCACCGGGCGGAACCCGATCACCTGACCGGTGTCCTTGTCGAGAATGGGGATCTGCGGCGGCTCCGCACCCAGAATCACACGGGCGTCCATCGACGCGTAATCCGCGGCGAGGAACAGGTACGCCCACAGCAGGTTGATCGCGTCCTGCATCGGCACGACACCCTGAATCTCCGACATCGGCTCACCCTTGAGGGTGGGACGGTTCGGGAGCTCCACCACCGGCACCACACCGAGCGGGTTCGGGATCAACCACTCCACACCTTCACGGGGCACCCAACCGCCGTCATCGGCGTGACGGGGCCGTTCCTGCTCGCTACGCGGCCTCTCCGGCAGTCCCAGGTCCGAACGGGTCCGCTGGAACTTCCACAGGTGCGTGGGCGTGTACAGGGTCGCGTACTCAAGACGCTCCTCAACCCACGTCTTCAACGCCGCACGGCGCACCCGCGGGTTCTCCCAGTCGTACTCAATCTCCACGAACGACGGATGCTCAATCGACACCTGCGGTTCACCATCAGCATCCGCCCACACAATCGCGTAAGCACGCCGCGCCGTCAGCGACGTGACAACACCCTGCGAGAACTGTGCATCGAACTCCGACCGCTGCAACGCATCCCACAGCTTCCGCGCCGCCGACACCTCAAGGTTCGTGATACCGATGGGCTTCAACCGCTCCGCTTCAGCGTTCACCACCGGCGCACACCAGTTATCCGAGAAGTCCGCGTACCGGGCCGCGTTCGCCTTCTTCCACTCCGCCGTGGCAAAGTTCAGGGGCTGCTTACCGGAGTGGTAGTCCTCGAACTTCTCCACCTCCGGGCGGCGACCATTGAGCCGTTTGTAGATCCGTTCTGTGAGAGCGAGGGCTTCGTTGAGATCCACAGGCACCTCCGCTCAGTAATAGATGTAGTTCGGTTTCGGCTCCACCAAAGCGCCAGCCGCCACCGCGTCCATCACCGCCTCATGCGCGAGAACGGACGACATAGCGAAGTCGATCTTCTGGTGGTCCTCGGGCTTCCCAAGGATGTAGACACGTTTGTTCGTCACAGGGTCCAGCCGGCGCGCACGCACCACCGCGTTACGCACATGGGTACGCACCTGCTCGTCCCCGTCATGACGGAACGGGGAATCCGGGTTATACACGTCCCCACGGAACCGCTCCAACGCGTTCCACATCGCGTCAACACGGTTCGTCCGCCACCCCACGAACACCTTCTCGCCGTACTCCGCCGCCCACGAGTCAATCTCCGACTCCCACATGTGAACGTCACAGTAGGCACGCACAATCTGGTACCGGGTGGCGAGCTCCTGCACCGCAGCGTTCACCTCAGCCCGCGGGATACGTCCACCCCACTCACCCGGATCCCACAACGTAGGCCGATCCGCAGGGCCATACGTCGGCGTGAACTGGTACTGGTCCAGAGTCTCCAACCGGATACCGGTGAAGTCGTCGTTATCCGACCCGTCGAACCCGAGACACACCCTCGTCCGCGGCTTCACCACCACCGGGGCGGCCTTCGCCTCCCACTTCGGCATCTCCAACCACGAACCCGACCCCGCCACAATCCGGTTCCCGAAGAACCGCTCCGCATCAGTCGGATCGTTCTGCATCATCTCGGCGGCTTCCGCCTCGATACCATCAATCGACACCCACGGGGCCGCACGATAGTTGTACTCGAGGATCTTCCGACGCTCCGCCTTCACCGCGAAGTTCAAATCAGCCGGGGGCTGCTCGAAGTCCTTGTTGACGTCCTTCGCCTTCGACTCAAACGTCCGCTGCGCCACACTGTTATCGGCAGGGTTCCACGCGTTCGTCGTCTCAATCGCACGACCACCCATACCCGCGAGGCCCTGACGTTGCTTCTTCGCCAGGTTCCAGCCGCCGTTCGTCTCCAACCACAGGCCCGTCTCGTCCTGCACAACGAATGTCACACGCTGACCCAGCCGCGAGTTACCCTTCGACGTCACCGGGTCAATACGGCCACCGTTCGGCAGGCGAATGAACTCCTCACCCGTCTTCGGAATCAACTCCGCCAACGGCCCAAGCTCAATCATCGGACGGAGAGCGTCATACGTGTTATCCGTCTGATCCTCAGTCGTCGCCGTGATCTGAATCAGCGGAGTCACCCACGGCTTACCCATCGGCTCACCAGGCTCATACTCGTACACCCACCCGCACGGGCACCCGTACTGTCGGCAGTCGTACACGTCCCCCGGCTCAGCGAACCCAGCGAACGTCGCCGGCCCCACACCCTCAAGACACACAAACGCCGACACCAGCGGGGACTTGCCCCACTTCTGCGCCCGCACCAACTGCGACCGCCTGTACACAAACGCATCAACCGGCTTCACCCGACGCCCACCATGCATCGACCCCGCAGGTCGCGCATCATCCCGCACCGTGTAATGCGTCAACACGAACCGGAGCTGGTCATCACCCAGGAGGAACGGCTCACCCCGCGACTCCTGATCCGGAATCACACAATGAGCCTCAATCCACTCCGCCGTCACAAACATCGGCTTAGGCATTGAGAGCCTTCAACCTGTCACGCGCGGACTGCCGTGCAGCGGGCTTCGCCTCCTCACGACGCTCCGCGACCTCATCAATCGCGAACTTCCACCGCAACGCGTTCATCCCCACCGTCGACAACCCAAGCTCCGCTTCCATGCGAAGCACCGCCGTCTTCAACCCCGCCGACGCTTTAGCCTCCACCGACTCGATAAACGCCCGCACATACGCCGCAACCTGAAACTCAAGGCCCAACTGGTCCCACATGAACGCCTGGGGCTTCCGCCAAAGGGTCGACCACAACGCGAGCTCCGCACCCAGCGGATCCGACAACGGAAACTCCGGGGCACCACCCTGGAAGCCCTCCGAAGGCAGAGTCACCCACCCGCGGTCATCCTTACGGTCCCGACGAAGCGCATTCGGGTCGGGGGCCGGCCCAGAACGGGCACGCGCACCACCAGAAGTCATGTAATCACGTCCTCAGCATCACGCTGCCCCGCATCACGCAGGGGTCGAACTAGGGGAAGGGGGAACGTTTGAACCCGCCAGACACTTTTTCGCCCTCACCGGCGACTCGGCTGGGGTTGGCCTTGAGGGGGCTCCCCCCACCCCTCATGGCTGGCTCGCGGCCCATCCTCCGGGTGATGTCTGGGCTGTCCATCGGTCGTGACAGTGTTTGCAGAGTCCTCGGCCTCGGGTCGGGTCGTTGGGGTTGAGTCCGAGCTCCACCAGTTCGCGTCGTGTGTGTGGGTGGTGGTCTGCGACGGTTGAGGGGGCTAGGTTGCAGGCGACGCAGATGGGGTCGCGGGCTAGCACTGTTGCACGGAATGCGCGGTGACCCTGGGA